AATGCTGAGAAGACGGTAAACAGTTATGAGTGGAAAAATAATGGTGTGAAAGAACGAAAGGCAATGCTTGCTGATGTACTTAAACGTTCCAAGAAGACTACTATGGATATACTTGAGAATAGTATTGACCCTAGTGACAGTAAGACCCTTAAGCTTTATAATATAAGTAAGGGTGGCAAAGGTTCTACTAAGTCTGATGTAACTAAGGCAATGAAGAAATTAAATCTAGACATGGAGATAACAGATCTAGATGACAATCAATTAGATTTCTTAATACTATACTTAGATGCTGTTAAGGATGACCTATCTAGTGTAGTCTCTGGTTCCAATAGGTAAGCTAAACAAAAGAAGGGGCGACACTAAGCCGCCCTTTCTAGTATTACTTAAGTCCATGCTTATCTGCTGAACGTCTAACCCATAGCAGGGCAGTAGTGAGGTGTTGCTTAGCTATCTCTAGCTCCTCAGTTTCCCAGAGGTTAGCGTTGACGAACTCTTCTGTCCAAGTAAAGTGATCCAGTAGGCCTTCATCAAACACACGCCTCTTGCTATCTAAGTGGTCTTGTGCTTCTTGTTGTAGTTTCATTAGATAGTTCTCTCTGATTGAAAGCTCTCTAGGCTTTTTATTATAGTACTCTTAGTAGCCTCACATACAGAGGCATTCTTACTCTGGTTCTCATATGCAGTTATAACTTGTAGGTTACCTGACCAGTGAGGCCCACCATCCGCTAGAGGCCACATATGATCTACATGGTGTTGTACTCCTGTTGCTTGGGTTAGAATGTTACTTAGTTTGTACGTCTGCAATAGACGTTGCTTCTCCTGAGGACAGTCACGCAGGTGTATGGGTACTTGTTTAAGCTTTAATGCCCTGCGCTTAGCCCCCCTTGCACGAGACATATTTTTGTTAGCTTGGTAGTAAACTTTTCGCTGGGCAACTCTATCTGCTTTGTTAGCTTCGTAGTAAGCGGCTATCTTCTCTTTGTTAGCTTCGTAGTAATCCTGCATCTTGACACGTATCTTATCTTTGTTAGCTACTCTGTAAGCTTTGCCCTTAGCAAGGAAATCTTCTTTATTAGTTTCGTAGTAAGCTTTTTTCTTGGCACGTAGCTTCTCTTTGTTAGCATCTCTGTAAGTTTTTTTGTAAGCAGCTATCTTCTCTTTGTTAGCTTCTCTGTAAGCTTTGCCCTTAGCTGCTTGCTTCTCTTTCTTAGCTTTATCATCCTTAGCTAAGCTATCAAATAAGTCTAATTGTTTCATACTAATTCCTTAAGTAAGCAGTTTAGTCACATGCTTAGGTGTTAAGTTTAGGTAGCTATGTAAGTAATAACAGGGATGACAACTTTTTCAAGTAAAGTCCCTGTAAATATTGTCATTACTGGTACTACGATAAGTGCTGATAGAAAAGTCATGTTGTATTTCCTTTATACTAAGTCTACGATTTCACAGGAATCACCAGAACACGCTAGTGTCTGACTCCCTGCAGTGTTGTCTTCCTTCTCATAGTTTGCTAGGTCTTCCCAATCAATCTTCTCTGGCATAAGAGATAGCAGTTCGTGGTAGTCGTGCTTACCGCAGTCTTGGTAAGGTGCTTGCTGGTATGTATGCTCATTGAAGGGCAAGAAAGATACACCCGACATCTCATCAAAGTACTTGTATACAAAGGCACCTACTTCAAACCATTCAGCTGAACGGACATTTATAGTTACGCTAGGCTTATGTTCGCACCAATGCCGTTGATACATGAGCCACATCTCTAGCTGCTCAATTGCTGTAGTATCTTTGGTACACACTGCGCCATCAGGTGCCTTCTGAGGGAAGCTAAACACTGTAGTCTGGTCTGGCTTCATTACGTCTGGAGAATTAGGTATCTTCTGGTCTATCATAAACTGTGTCAGTGGGTCTTTGTTGTCACCACGCACAGTACGAATATAATAGGGTGAGTGACGAGCGTGAATACCAGAGGCGGAATTAACCAGTTGTGATACCGTCCCGGAAGGCTTAACACATGTGATAGCAGTAGAGACAGGGATGCCAAGGCGCTCAGCCCACTCAGCATTAGTAGCCACGGCGACAGACTTAAGATGCTCAAGTGTTTTCTCCAATCCAGAGTTCTTAGTTGTGAGTAATGGGTTATCCATTATCCCCGTGAGAGACACACCCAACAGTCGTTCCTCTTCGGTATTTCGCTGCCACATCTTTCGCAGATAGGGGAACTTTGTGTAGGTAGATTGTACTGTACCCAAGATTGTAGCAATGCGTACTTTCTTTTCAAGTGAATCAATAGTGTCTGTCGCACGTACTACTACCTCTGTTAAATTGCACACCTGACCTGATCGTAGGATGATCTCGCTGCAAGGGTTAGTGCCGAAGTCATGGTCTGCATCACGCCTACCATTCTTAGCTGCTTGCTTCTTAGCTGCCTCACGGTTGAAGATACCACGCTCACCTGAGCCTGACTCAACCAAGGCCATCCACTCACGCATGAATGATAGACTGTCAGGCTTCTCAGAGTATGCTACTGAGTTGTTAGCCAAGGCACGATGCGGGTTGTTGTCCCACCATGCACCAGACTTAGCTGTACGCATACGGTCATCACTAAGATTACTCAATGATATCATAGCACTACGGCGTACACCACCCACCACTACTACTTCACCTATCTTACACATGATGTCGTGGCACTCAATGGAGCTAAGCTTTCTACCTTGAGCACCCCTAAATGTATTGATGGTAAAGTTAAACAAGTCAATCAGTGGCGCTGGGCCTGATGCCCTACCTCCGAATGTCTTGAGCCTTGCACCAGCTGGGCGTACTCTACTCACATCCCACGTAGGTATCTCACCACTGTACAGTAGCGCAATCACTTGACGTAGAGCCTTTGACCAACCTTCTTTGCTGTCCTTAACAACTATGTTAGTCTCACTGTTAAACAACTCAGGTACTTCAGGTAGCTTCTGAACGTACTGACGCTCAACACTGAAGCCTACCCCAGTACCGCACATGAGAACGTGCATAGCTTCATCAAATGCTACGATGTTATCTACTGCAATGTATGAGCAGTTGTACATGCTAATGTTATCTCTCATAGCTGCAGGACCAGCTGTCATGAGGCTACGCATAGAAGGCATTACCTCTAGTGATAGTATAGCTTCTTCAATCTCCTTGATGTACGTGTCTGTGCCAGCCACAGGGTATACAATGTTTTCCATGTAGCGTGATACTGTCTCGCCCCAAGTCTCACGCCTTCCTTCCTTGTCCAGCCATCGTGCATAGCGGGACTTGTGTATAAATGATTGGTAATCTGTAGGTAGATAGTTGTTCATCTGTTGTCCCCTGATCCTTGTAATACGCCACGCTTTTTGCGACTGTTTAGTTTCTTCATGTTTAAATTAGCTACCTTCTCTAGTGTACTACCGTAGAAGTTTGCACATGCTGCAACATAAAACAGTACGTCACCTAGTTCTTTTATCATACCTTCTTTGTCTAGTACAGCCCCATCTCGTAAGCTCTTCTTTAATTTCTCAGCTACTTCACCAGCCTCTCCTACAAGACCTAAGATATTCTCTACCTGCCTTGTCATGCCCTTAGTTATTATCTTGCCCTCAACCCACTGACTGTAAGCAGCTAGGTCATTCTTAGGTATACCATCCTCATTAAACTTGTCATTGTATTCTTCTATGTCTGTCTTGTACCGTATAGAATCAATGTCTTCTTGTGTAATCATAAGTCTCTTTCCTTTACTAAGATGTTCTGTACAGCAACGTCATCTATATCATAGAACGTGTCAGTTACAAGATCACTAACGTCATCCGTATGTGCGTCTTCATACGATCCTAATATATTATTAGCTTCATCAATGTGAAGTAAGAACGTGACGCTAAAAGTCTTGCCCTTCATTTGTGTTTCTCCGCTAGTGCTTCATTCATTTTATTTAAGTACCATGCAGCTTTCAACATATCTTCTGCTGGCTTCTGCTTGTAACGGTAGCGGTGCTGATACTTGATCATGTTGCCATGGCAGTAAGCAATGAACCCATCCAAGCCTACTACCTGTTTGATATAGTCAATACATTCTAGACCTCCCATGTTGTAGTGGGCTGGACGATCTACTGGATCAAACTTAGTCATGCGTTACCCTTTGTTTTTGTATACTCGTTGAAGTTTACTACCTCACCCTTGGTATTTTGTAAAGGCTTATCTTCCTTATTACGGTTATTAATTTGCTTCATCATCATCTCGTAACGGTGATCATTTACCCTATTAAATATCTCCTCATCCTTCTCCATCAAATCTAAGAAGGCACTACATAGAGTAGCTACGTAAACTAAGTCACTAAGAACATCATCAGAGTAACAGAAGTTGTCACCTACTGCTATGCCTGTACCTACACTACCATCCCATTCATCCATGTCCTCATTGTTTATTGGGCGTATAATAAAAGCAACTTCATCGTCTGCTAATTCATATGGCATGTTACTTCCTTCTCTCTTTCTTTAATGGTATACGATCTACCTTAATGATATCTCCTTTTTCCTCAAGCCATGCCTCAGGTATAACTCTGTTTGCCCAGAGGAAGTCATGCTTATCACACCACCCTGAGTACTTAGACTTAGCTCCCTTGTACAGCTTAGCGTAGGCGTTGCTGAATACAAACCTAATGTCTAACTCAGGGTGCTGCTTACGGACTTCTAAATGCTTGTTTCTGTCTTCAGAATCAAAGATACCTTTTGTCTCAATTAGTATACCATTGTCTAGCTGGAAGTCAGGCGTGTAGGTGCGATAGCGTAAGTCTTCCCACTCTATCTTCAGCTGCTCATAACGTACAGCCTTTTGACACCCAGATAGTATAAGAGCAGTACTTTTTTCTAGACCACTCCTATACTTACCTTTAGCGTGATACCTTTTAGATTGTTGCATCAGCTGGTTCATTGTTGCTTGTTAGTGATGCCTTCAAAGTATTAACCAGCCTGTCACCCTGAGCATTCACACAGTACAGCTGGTACTCAAGGCTACCCTTAGAGCTACCATTAAGCTGGATCTCTTTCATTACTGCTGATTGATCAGTTGTAAAGTCATCTGTGTCATAATCAATATCATCTAGTGTAACTTTAGTCATGTACGTTTATCCTTCTACGTAAGTATATTCTATTAACGGGGGTAGTTTTGATCCTGAGTACACCTTAGATGGTAGCTCTTGTAACTCAGGCCAGCACTTCTTCTTGTGGTCACACCATGAGCACGTCTTGCATAGCTTCATGTTGCCGCTTGCTTTCTTCC